GCCGACCTTCTGCAAGACGATGTTGGTGGGGGTCGGTGCGCCTTCAAACGCAGCCAGCTTGTCCGCTTCCGTTGCGAAAGAAGCATCGAAAACCAGAGCATCGACGTTGAAGTTCCCGCCGCGGATCAGGCCGACTTTCTGCACGTTTCCGCTCGCGAGAATCGGGGCGGGCAAAATGCCGATCGGGGCAATCGGAGTAGCCCCACCGAGAACAGCCGGAACGAGCGCACCGGCATTGACGCCGACCACGGTGAAAGCCGCCATCGCAACCGTGCCATCGGCTTGGTAGCCTGGGACAGTCAGGAATGCGGGAGCATGGCCGGTCAGGAGTTCGTTGTAGCTAAACTCCTGGGTGTCGATACCCTGCGCAACGCCTTCGCCGCCATAAGGGATATTGGGCATGAGATTATTCCTTCACTAAAAGGTTGAACTCAAAGGCGCGATTAAGCGACCTTCTTCGGGCCGAAGCCGGTGGCAGCCTTGCGGGCAGCGATGAGCGACTGAGCGCCGGTCGGCTCGTTGCTACCTTCGCCGTGATCGTTGCCGCTCAGGTTCGGATTGCCCGTGCTCGTCATCGCCTTGTCGAAGCGATTGGCACCGACGCCAGCGCCTTCGCCACCAGTCGAAGCAACCGGGGTCGCTTCTTCGGGCAGCTTTGCGAGGAAGTTGGTCGCCGCCTCAACGCTCATCTCGGTTTCCATCGCCACGTTCTGCGCGGCCACGGGGCGGTTCTTGGCTGCATCGCAACCGAGGATCGCGGTGATGCGCGCGCGTTCGAGCGATGCGCCTTCACGCAAAGCTTCTGCGCGGGCGGTATTCACGGCGGCCTCAAGGGTCGCCGAAGTGTCCTTATCCTGGGACATAATATCAGACTCCGTTTCGTTGGACATTTCGGCCTCGAATGAGGCCAGGGCTGCTTCAAGCGGGCCAGCCGAATCGGCCAATCCGTTTGAGGTGGCTTCGGTCGCGGTGAAGGTGTCGGCTTCGGTTGCCCGAACCTCGTCTTCACTCATCGTCCGGTGGCGTGCCACATGGGACACGAACACTTCGTAGAGTTCATCAATTTGCGCCTGCATCCGATCCTTCACGGCTTCGGGAAGCGGCTCGTATGGATTGCCATCGACCTTATGCTTTCCAGCGTAGATGAAGGTGACTTTCATCCCCATCGCATCCATACGCTTGCTGATGTCGGTGTGTGCGGTAACAACGCCAATCGACCCAACGCCGCCAGTGCGCGTCATGTGGATATTCGACGTTGCGCTGATGAGCGCGTAGGCCGCCGAATAGGCATAGTCGCGGGCGAAACCTTGGATCGGCTTCTGTTCGCGGGCGCTGGCGATCACATCGGCGCATTCGAAGCACTCGGCCACGGTGCCACCAGGCGAGTTCACCATCAGCGCAATTCGCTTCACATCGGGATCAGCAAGCCCACGATTCACCGCACGCGAGATATATTCGTAGCCGGTCAACCAGTCTGAGACCTGATACGGAAAGTCGTTGATGAGAACGCCCTTCACATCGATCCGCAGGGTGCCGTTGAGCACCTTGTAAGGACGATAGAAGGCGGTGTAGGAATCCTCGGCAGGCCAGAAGCCGTCATCGTTATCGTGGGCCTCGGCGGAGATCGCCTCGATCGGCTTCTCGAACCGTTCGATGTGTGCGGCACCTGCGGTCAAGCAGGCCTCGAAGTGAAGCTGCAATTCCGGATTCACCAGCGCCGGGGCCTGATTGAACCGCGACATGAAAGGGTTACTGGTCATTGCGGGGCGCCTTTGCTTCCTGATCTTCTTCATCGGTCGCCGCCTCAACGGCGCCCATCATTGCATCGTTGCCCGAGAAATCGAGGCCGAGGTCTTCGGCAAGAGCCTTCTCCCGCGACAACTGGCGGAAGACCTTGCGGTAATCACGGCCAAAGCGGGCGATCTCGATCTCACGAGTGGTCAGGCCCGCGTTGATACGGGCGACCGCAGCCTGCGTTTCCTTGAGTTCGTCGATCTGATGGCGCGAAGAGCCGATCCATTCACAGGCCGTGTAGGCTTCGGCCATCAGCGGCTCGTAAAAGTTCGGCACCTCGCGACGCTTGAGCGTCTCGATCTGGTTTGCGTTGATGGCTTCTTCCATCCACAAGCGAAGGATCGCGCTCGCGAAACGATCGGCGATGATCTTCTTCTTCGAAGCCATATACAGGCCGGTCTCGGCGAGACCGGCTTTGATCGACGAATAGTTCGTCTTGGAGTAATCGCGCGAGAACTGCTCGTAGGTCAGGCCGCTGCCAGCGCCCATATAGCGAAGCAGAGATTGCTCGAAATCGGTTCCAAGCAAGCCGCCCTGGCCAACCGGCATCAGGTTCAATTTCGAACCAGGCGGAAGGTGCGGGATTTTCACCCCGTCGATCTGCGCATACTTCGACTTGCCGACGTATTGGGCAACGGTCGAAAGGTAGGATTCCATGTAGTTCGAGATCGCGCCCGTCATTGCATCGGCGCTTTCGACGCCGCCGCCACCGAGCATATTGAAAACAACGTCAGTCGGCAGATCGCTCTCGATCGCCGCAGCATAGGACGAGTTCACGATCATGTTCTGCAACGCGACCGCGCGCATGGTCTTCGCCTGATTGGACTCGCGCAGCATCGCGGTGACTTCGGCAATCCCTCGGGTCTGGTCAGGCCGCATCTGCTCGAAGACATGGATCATCTGGCGACGACCCCACGGCTTTGCCGAATCGACAAACTTCCACTGATGAGCGCGCGGATCGCGATAATCGGTCGGGTGTGCATCACGCACGTAGTAGCCGACCGGGCGACCGCGGCTGTTCCGGCGCACACCGCCGCGAACGCCGATGTCAGCACTATACTGCGGCGGTGTCGAAACCCGTTCGAGATCGAGCATCTGAATTGCGGTCTTGAACGGGCGATCTGCTTCTTCGCGCAACCACTCGGCGCTGGCAATGACTTCGCCGCCCATGAAGTGAATGCCGACAGCGAGACGCACGAGTTCGGAGAACGTATTCCGCCGAGTTGCGTCAACCCAACATTCGTCACTTTCGGCCCAAAGAGTGAACTTCTCTTCGATTTCTTCCTGAAACTCGGCTTCCCACATATCGTCGGCGGCCCCGAAGAGCACGCGCGAGGCTGGTTTGGAGTTGAGAAGAAAAATGCTGCCGACAATGTGGTCGCGGTGCATATTCGCCGCGTTGACGAAATAGGCGTCATTCCGCAGCGTGTCGCGAACGCGAGCATCGGCGAGGTGCTTGGCGGGCAGAATTTCCTGATCGGCCATCGTGAGCGGTGGCGTCCACAGCGCCATCGAACGCTCATAGCGATCAGCCGCCTCATAGGCCCCGCCCATCGCAAGATTTGAACCAGCGCCACCCACCGCAGGGACGGGAACGGGGGCGGCGCTGGCCCCCTCGGACGAGCCGAGAAGATCGTCGATCTGGATCGCGCTTGCCACTAACGGCGCCCCCCGACAAAACGCATTGGCCCGTTTGCTGCCGGAAGCAGAAAGGTCGGTTCCATCTGGCGGATATAGGCAAGCAGCCGAGAGGCCGTAGCCGCCTGATACCGAATGCTCTCACCAGATTGATCGCGCACCTCGACAACACTCTCGCCGAGCATCAGCCGATGGTAAGCCGCCTTGGCTTCGGTGAGCAGTTCTTCTTGGGTCGCCATGAGGTGAGCCTTAACGCCACCCATGAGGATTTCAACTAAATAGTGAAATGCTACTGCGAAAAATTACGACGCCCGCGCGCTGAGCAGGGCTGCGGTCGCATCCTGTTGGGCAAGCTGCCGGTCGCGACTGAACAACACGTCGGCCCGCAAATCGGATATAGGGGCGCGAGCATAAGCTGTTCGCGCTGCATCTTCGCGATCCCGGCACACCGAAGCAACGGCAGACAAGATCGTTTCGGCGCTTTCGTTGTTGTTCCCACCGAGTCTGACCGCCTCGTCAATCACGCACTGACGATAGGCTTCGCGAGCCACCTTGATATCTTCTATCACGGTTTGGGGGCTTGCAGAAAGAAGCAGAGCGAGTGCGATAATATGGTGCATGGTCTTTAGACTGACATCGAAAAGTTGATAAATCGTCAAGTCAGAAGGTCGCCCAAAGCGGCAAGATCAGTCTTGCGCACCTGCGGCGCAAACCTCGGCCCCTCGTTGCCGTCAAAGACGAGATTATTTTGGTCCCATTCTTCGGCCCACTTAGGCGGATTGAACCAATCGATCTTCTCCAATGCGATCCTAGGATCGAGGCAGAGGCCGATTGTGTAGTAAAGAAGATCGAACGCTTCGTTGCGTCGCCCGCCGTTGGCTTGCCATCCTTTGTCAGTGCGGATTTCCGCCGTAAGCTGCGAATACAGCCACCCGAGGTCCTCTTGCTTCCCTCGCTCGTCATACCAGATCGGGAAGTTGATTCGCCCGCCCTCGGCCTCGATACGACCGAGCATCCCGCTGACCGTATCCTTGAGCGTGTCGGAATTGAGGAAAACGACGGGCACGTCACCGCGCGCGCCGCTGTTCCGGTCTTTGCGGTTCGAATCGGGATAGGTCTTCCGATAGCGTGGGGTCGAAGGTTTTGCCTCGCCTTTCACCAATTGGAAACGACTGTGATGCTGACGGCCCTTGTCATCGTCACGCAGCGAGCGCCAGAACTGGTAAGCCTTCGAGGTGACGCCTGCCTTACCGCCAGAGTCGCAACCAATGAGTTTCACCTGCATCCGACGCCCACTGCCGTCGGCCAGGGGATAGGTTCGCTCAATCACCTCGTCGATCAGCGTATTCCAATCCTCGGGGTAGGCCGCAGGATCGATGATCGCTTTTTCCCCGTTATCGTCATGCCGATATCGGCTCTTCCTGATCTTGAAGAAATCGACCAGCCAGATATCGTTGCCGACACCGATACCGTGAACCTGCACCACGAACGAGCGCGCCTGCACGTCAACCGTGGTGACGAGAAAACGGACGCCCTCAGGCACAACCGGCTCAGCCCGCGATCCGCCCCAATGGGCAGCGCGCGACGCGAGTTCTTCTGGCAACCGTCCCGCTTCCATAGCCTTCGGGATATACGGCTCACCTTGATCGACGTTGACCGTCGTGCGCAGAGATTCTTCGTCGGCGTTCTTTTCCCAGGCTTCGGATGCGTCGAGATACTTCACGACGAGTTCTTTCCAGTTGGTGAAACTGGCCGCTGGCCCCTTCATCCAGAATGAGGCGATCTCGCTTCGGCGAATGGTGTGGCCGTCCTTGGGCACCATCGACCCATCGGGCAACCACACCGCGCCGTCCTTAACCCAGCGACCGCCGAGGTTGAGTTCGTGCTGTTGATCTGGCGTCATCACGCCGCCGCAATGCGGGCAACCCATCACCACCTGCTCAGCGGCTTCAAGGTGATCTCGGCTTTCGGGGTAGCTGAGAAGCCCGAAAGCTGGCTCGAATGCTTCATCGCACCAAGGACAACGCCAATACCAGCGGCGGCGATCCCCGCGGTTATAGAGATCGAGAATGCCTGTTGCGGGCGGAGCCTCATGTGGCGAGTTCGCAACCCACTTTGCGTTCGTGACATCACGACCGGGCGAAGATTCGGCAACGCACATCGCACGCCGCTTGAAGGTCTGCCCGCGCTTTTTGGTCAGATCGAAAGCGTTGCCTTCGCCGCCGATTGAGTCCGGCATACGGTCGTAGTCCATAAGGAACTGCCGCGGGATCGTCTTGCCGGAAAGTTCTGTGATCGACGGCCATTTGATGAGCAGCCGCATTCCCGACAGGAACGACTTGTCATGCACGTTGTCGTTCTGGCGACCGGGCACCATGCGCGCCCTAAGTTCGGGTGAGTTCCGCACAGCCTTATCGAGATCGGCTTGGGACCAATCGCGGGCTGTGCTCTGCGTCATGTGGACAACCAGCATATCGGCGGGGTCGCAGATCGCAGTGTGGCAAAGCCAGTTGATGAGCATCGCAGACTTGCCCGTCCGAGCGGGACCGACGAACACGACTGCCTTGAGATCAAGGCTCGTCATCTCGTCCATCGGCTCGATCAGGTATGGTGCCTTGTCGAGCGAGAACGGGCCGACGTAGGAGCCGGGATTGTTGACGATGTGATACTTCGCTGCGGCCTCTGATACACTCAGGCGCTCAGCGGGCCGCACGCCTTCCGCACTGGCGGAAACGATGTGCTCGATTGACGGAAATGTGGCTTGTGGGAGTCTCATAGCAAATCATCGATCCCGGTATTCGATCCGCCGAGCAGATCGTCGATGTCGAATGCAACCGCCCCAATTTCTGCCGCGTTGGCGTATTTGCAAACAAGGTGCCGCGCCGCGTCCTTGATAAGTGTCGGTAGGTTTTGGAGATCGGCAGCCAGTCCCGTCCCGGCCCGCAGCCCGTCACGATCGATGAGGGTCTTGTGGCGATGCTCGACCTCATCCCACTTCGAGAACAGTTCGGCAGAGAGCCAATCGAAGCAGCCGTCGCTCAGAAAGGGATCGTTCTCGACCTCATACATGAAAGCGGCCATGAGCCACCAAGGCACGAGCATATTGGGATTCTGCGAGGCAAGGCGCCGTGCAATCCCGTCATAAGTGTCAGTGCTAAATCGCATCGGAAATCATGTCCTCATCGATCACCGTGTCATCGTGCGAGGCGGGTGCCAGCGGGTCCTC